TAATTTTATTATGCGTCTTCTGTGAAATCGTCGTCGTCTGTACCTGACAATGTGTTATCATCACCAGCTTCTTCCATTCTAACTAGTCCGCTTGCCGCTGAACCTGTAAGTGCGTATTTGATAGATTTTCCGTCTAAAGCGTTAGAACCAGTTGACGTAGGTGCTGATACTGTAACTTTTCTTCCAGCAATTTTGCTCACAAGATAAGTTTCTGAGTCTGCGCCTTGTACTGAAATTGACATTTCGCCTGCTGATAAATTAGCAGGTAACACGCCAGTTTTTAAAGTACAATCAAATGTTCCAGCTGTACCAATTTCTTCGCAACGAAACTTTTTAGAACTTAGTTGCTTAACAATGTAACCTTCTTTAACTGCTGAGCCGTTATGAAAGTTTACTTTGATTTCATTTCCACTTGCTGTAGGGCCTGTGCCTGCTACACCAAATAGTTTTTTGTTTAGTGGTCTTCCCATTTGTTTTCTCCTGTTTAGAAGTCCGATCCGGGTTCTAGCCGGTACGCTGTGGGTACAGCATAAGTCCGCCTTGCGGCTCGCTATCTGACACAAGTATTTATCAAATAAGAAAAAAGGCCCTATCAAGTTAATGATAGAGCCCCATATAATAATGCTTTGGGAGGACTTTGGGTTCACCTCCAACCCCTCGACCGAGATACCATTCTCAAAGCCAGGGAGCCAAGTTCCGCTCGGGAGAGCGATGTGACACAACGCATTTCTGCAACCATGCCTGGGTACCACCCCTAACTTGCCAAGTTAGACACTCTGGTAAATGCCTCTTCCTTGCACAAAGCTGTTAATAAACCGTCGCTTACTAACAATATATTCACTATAGCAAACTATTATGCTATTGTCAACCTTTTTTTTACCAAAAAGTTATATTTTTTGTAATCTTGGATCATTACTTAGAATATTCTTTTCGCAACGAGGTCTAGATTGACGTTCTTTAATAAGTTTACGTATTATTGCTAAATGATTTAATCTAGTACGTTCTTTTTTGCGAACAAGTTCGAAGTCTCTAAAGTTCATATCACTCTCCTTTTTACAGTTGAGTGCGTTCCTTCGCGTTATGCTACTTCCGTCCCGATTGGGATGAACGTAATAATATTTAGTCAAAAAAATAGGCCCCGTAGGGCCTATTTTAAATTCGTGTAATCTAAGATTACTTGAAGCTTACGTTGGAAATGCTGATCTTACCTAAGTAGTCTGCAGCGTTACCAAGAGATGAAGCAACGTTTGATAGCTCAACATATCCGTAACGAGTCATGAAGCTCACAACTGGTTCGAATGATGATGGATCAAGTACAACACCTGAGCTCATTAGCGGGATGTATGGGCAGTAGAATGCCGCTGCATCTGATTCGCTTGAACCTTTGTAACCAACTAGTACGTCTGTTGAGTCACCTGCGTATGCGTCTACGTATACTTTCATTGCGCCGTTTAGTGTACCAACCATTTTTGTGTTGGTTGGAGCTTCGAAAGTACCTTCTGTTGTTCTTGCGAACGCAGAAGTTGTAGCAGACTGTAGGATTGTCAATGCGAACGGTGATACTACTGCGTAGTTACCAGCGCCACGACGTGTTCTAGCTGCAATGTTGTTTGCTACTTTGTTGATTAGAACTGCTAGTGCAGCATGTTCGTCACCTACAAATGTAGCTGTACCTGATACGCCTGACTGATCAAATGCTTCAGCCGCTGTACCTGCTAGTGTGCGTAGAGATGCTAGGATCTCTTGGTCAATCTCAGCAGTAATCTCTTGTGCTAATGCAGCCATGATTTCTGCTTCAATGTCGATGCCTTGCTGTGCTTGAGCATCTTGTGCAGCTTCAAAAGTCCAACGAGCTGATAGCTTACGTGTTTTAGCTTCAACTGTTTGCTTTAGAATCTGGATTGACATTTTCTTACCAGCTGTACCTTCAAGTGTTGCTGTAGCATCAGCTTTGTCGGTTGAACCGCCACCTGAATAACCTACACCAATCTTGAATGGTGATAGAGCTTCTTCACCAGCAGTTACATCATCTAATGCTTCTGCGTAGCGTACTCTTAGTGTGTGGATTTGACCCACTGGACCTGTCATCGGCTGTACACCAACTAATTCGTTAGCGATTACAGTCGGCATAACACGTCTGATTACCGGAAGGATAACTCTATTAAGTGTAGCAACATTACCTGCGGAAGTAGCGCCTGCGCCTGCGGCTTCAGCCAAGTACTTCTTTGTGTTTTCAAGAGTAACACCCATTACAGCCTTTTTGTTACCATCTAGGCCTTCTAAAAGTGCTGTTTTGGTATCCTGCCAGCGACTTTCTAATAGTTCTGACATCATTTTCTCCTTAGTTTAAACCAGCAAGTCTACGAATGTCAACTACGTTAGTAGTTTCCGTGCTTGCTTGTATGTCATTTTCATTTTTATTGCCTGTAATTTCTTTGCCTTCGGTAAGTGTTGCCTTAGTTTCCTTCGCTGGTGCTTTTCCTGCTATAACGCTAGGCATGTACTTTTCAAACTGCTTATGTAGCTTGTCTGTTTGTACAGATTCCAGCAAGTCGGTCATGATTTCCTTTTGACTCTTATTTAATGGAGCTAGGATCTCATTCATAACTTCTTTTCTTTTTGCAGAATCTTGAGCAACTTTCAATTCAGCATCTTTGCTTTCAATTAAGGTTGCCTTTTCTGTAGCTTCTGCTTTAGCTTCAGCTAATTGCTTATCTTTCAACTCAACAACTTTAAGTAGTTTTGCTGTTTCAGATTTTTCATTAAGATAGCTTGTGCTATATTCGTTAGCAAATGCTTCGAATAATTTACGACCGAAGTCGTTTTCACGAGCTGAATCAATGTCTTCTTTCAGTTGACTGATCTCTTTAGTTAGACCCTTTTCAACTGATTCTGCAACAATTTTTGTTGCGCTGGAGATAAACTGTTTCTTAACTTTAGCTAGATGTTCTTTAGCTTCACGTACTAGACGTACCTTTGTGTCAGCTAAGTCTTTTTTGTCTTCGTAGAACTCTGCGATCTCATTAGACAATGAATCTACGATAAATTCTTCTAGTTTTTCAAACTTAGAAGCCATCGTTTTTTGATCTTCATGAAGTTCGCTAATCTCTTTTGTAAGCTGATCCACAACAAATGATTTTAATAAATCACTGTTCTCGCGCATTGCTACGGCATACTTTGCTCTTGCTTCTGCTAACTTGTTGCGATCATCAGCAAATTCTGTGATCTCTTCAGCGAGTCTTTCTTCAAGCATTTTATCAATGGCTTCCACCATTGTTTGCTTGTCATGCTCGTACTTCTGAGCAAACTCTTCACGAAGTTCAGCAGTGGCTGCCATTTTGTTCTCTTGAACTTTGGCATTCCATGCTTCTTCGATTTCTTGTCCGATGTCTTCTGAAATAGCATTGTTTTCAAAAAGTGCTTTCAGTGCATCTAACATTTGGTTTCTCCTATTTAAGACCGTTGAAAATGTTAATCAACGATTCCTTTAAGTATTTTTGTGCCTTTTCATCGCCATTTAGTTCGCGAGCCATATTGAATGCCTTATACCCACCACGAGTATTCATTAAGTGTTCGTAAATGGGAGTTGGATAAGCTCCCGGAGCACTTGGTTGTGCGACGGTATCAACAGTAATAATTTCAAACTCGCTGACTTCGCCGCTTCCGTCTTCTTTTACGTTACCACTACCCCTTGATGAAACACCTAGTTTAACGCCGTGTTGTAACATTGTTTGTACTAGCTGTCCCATTGGAGTAGGGATAACTTTCAATTTTCCATAACCATTTGGTCCGTCCATCCACATTTCTGTAATCATGTGTGAAACACGGTCTAGGTTAATATTGAGTCCTTCAGGATGATCAACTTCACCTAATACACTATACCCGCCTTGGATCTGATCGTTGAGCGTATTGACAGCCCTACTGATCTCATTTACAGGATATACACGTTGGTTTGCGTTCCTCACACCACCTTGAATGCAGATACCTTTTAGATACAGGTCCTTACCACCTGTATCGTTTTCAGTAGTCTCCACGACCATCTGTGCTTGGTCGAATGATAGTGTTTCAGTTAAGTTTAACATCTAACGTCCTCAATTAGCTACCGATAGTGCTTTTAGTATCGGCACCTGATTCCGACTTTTCAGCCGCTTTAGCGTTTGACATTGACTTTGATGCTTTACCGCCTGGTACGTTTACGTTCCCTGCGTTATCTTCTTTAGGTGCTTGTGCTTTGCCACCTGCTTCATCGCCGCCTGCTGACATGTTTACTGCTGAACCACCCATGTTATTAGCACTTGCTACTGGGCTTTTAGCTTTGTTGTCTTCACCTTTTGGCTGAGCAACTTTTTCAACATATTCGCGCATCTGCTCACCTGCTGATTTTTTACCTTCAAAAGCTGGCATTTCGTCTTCTACGCTAAGTTCGGAAGGAACTTCATAAGCTTCTTCCTTGTCTTCATCACCTTCGTCATCCATGTCCATGTCAGCGTCATCATCGTCGCCTTCATCGTCATCTTTGTCCGACATCATTTTTTCAAATTCTGCTTTTAGGTCATCAAGAGCATCTTCTAGGTCAACTACACGGTCTTCCATGTCGTCGTCACCTTCTTCGTCTGCTTCATCATCAGCACCCATGTCGCCCATCATATCGTCTGTGGCGTCCATGTCTGCTTCTGGAGCAAATTCATCTGTCATTTCATCTACTTCTTCGTCTGAAGCTTCGTCAACTTCTTCGTCTGTAGCTTCGTCTACTTCTTCATCAGTAGCTTCATTTGTTTCTTCTTCGTCTGTAGCTTCGTCTACTTCTTCATCAGTAGCTTCATTTGTTTCTTCTTCGTCTGTAGCTTCGTCTACTTCTTCATCAGTAGCTTCATTTGTTTCTTCTTCGTCTGTAGCTTCGTCTACTTCTTCATCAGTAGCTTCATCTACTTCAAGATCTTTTGCTTCGTCTTCTAACATTTTTTCGTAGATAGAACGTGATTTTTCAATTACAAATTCGTGGAATAATGAATCCGCACCATCGCGGTCATTATTAACTAGTTTTTCGAGCATTTGCTCGAGTTTGCTTTGGTCTGCCATAATTTTCTCCTATAATAGTTTTGTTGGTAAGGCTGTCTAATATTATTTACATTTTGATTAAAAAAGTGTGCTGAAATGGCGTCAAAACGACTCGTTTTGATTTCAAACCGTCTAAAAACCGTAATATCTTTTAAATTCACTAACTGTTATGTGTGAAAGATTGTTACATTTCTGTAGATGTTTGGGTACAAATTGATCATCATCTGGTCTAATTCTAACGTATTGAATCTGTCCATGACCGTTGATTGTTGATGCTGTTTGGCGTTCCCAATTTCCAAAATACGTTGCTGGTTCTCCCGATTTCTTATAATTTCTTGTACTAGAATATAAATTGTTTACTTTAGTACGCTGTCCGTTATCGTCTTTTGCTCCATGGAAATCAAAACCTAATATGTAAATTGTATCATGTCCGTGAGTGCTTGCTAACCATAAAGCTGTTGGTCCACTGCTCCAACCTTTACTAGGTTGAAAGTAATGAAATCCTTCAAAGCCTCTATACTGTTTGTTAGGGTTTGTCCAAACTTGATTTTCTAATTGAAACTTATGTTCATTAATTTCTAAAATCATTTTTACATCAACTGCTACCAAGTAGTCAGGACGATATTCTCTATACAAAGCATTACACCCGTATATTTTTCCAAATTTATTTAAATGAGATAGATCTAAGTTCTTACGGCTTGTTCCGTTACCTAGTACGAACGCTACTGTCATTGTAAACCCTATACTTCAGGCTGTGCTTGGATACCATACATTTGACGTATGAATACTAGTTCCTTTTCTTTTTCTTCGGTATGTAACTCTGCCGCTGTTCTTGCTTTATTAATTTGTCTTAGAGTTAATCTAGTTTTTCTTACATCATCACGATTTACGATGCTTTCGTCACTGGTAGCATCGTAGCTTTTATCTTCGATAGGCTCAATAGTGTTTTTATCAAAATAGAAAAATTCTCTTAGTATCATGTAAGTATTTATTCCTCTGCTGTATCTACTGCTGTTGTTGCCGCTTCTGGATCACCAGTTTGACCTTCTGGTTCAACTGTTGGTTCGGTTGTGTCAGGTGCTTCATCAACACCTGCATCAAGATCTGCTTCAATACCTGCGCCACTTACTCCTGCTCCACGCATCTCAGCACTTGCATCTGTTGGTGGAAGATTTAGATTTTCATCATTTTCTTCTCTCCACATGCGCTCATTCTCAGCAACTTCTGAATCAGTTAAGCCTAAGAACCTTTTCATAGCATATCTGTTACTTACAAACGGAATAGCTTGAATTTGAGCAAACGTACCAATACGCTGATTGTCAAGTTCGCTTTGTCTGTAACTAGCAAAGTTTTGTGGT